CGGGCCGGTCAGGCGCAGCCTGCCAACGCCGTCGCCGGCAACGAGAACACGCTGATCGGCAACTTCACCGGCCAGTATCTGACGACCGGGGTGCATGATACCGGCTGCGGTCTGCACACGATGGGCTATGAACTCACGGGCAGCTTCGATAGCGCGTTCGGCAACGACGCTATGCGGAACACTGTGGGTGTGTCGAACGGCACGGCAGCGGGCGCGAACGCCTACCGCAACTACCACGGGTCCAACGGCACCGCTGTCGGATACAATGCCCTACAGGGCAACGGCGGCACCATCACCATCACCGGCACCGCGACCGCCGGCGACGTGCTCTCGGTAACGATCACCTGTGCCGCCGTCACCGGATCGCCCATCACGGTCAACTCGCCGGTCTCAGCGGGGCAATCTCTGCTGACGATGGCGACCAATCTGGCTACTGCCATCGCCAACACCCCGGCGCTGATGGCTGCCAACATCGGTGCATATCCGAGTGGGGTCACCCCAGGCGTCATCGGCATCGACTACAACGGCTCATCGACGGTTGGCACGGCGCTGACGATGACCGCGAACGTCACCGGCGCGGGCACCGAGGTCATGGCTGTGACCGGCGGCACGACCAACGCGTTCAGCAACAACATTGCGATCGGCTATTTCGCCATGCGCGGGCTGTCGATGACGACTGCATCGCAGAACACCGCTGTCGGAGTGAACAGCCTGCAAGGGTTGACGACCGGCTCGCAGAACATCGCTATGGGCGAGTCGTCCGGTGCGGCGCTGACCAGCGGTTCGCTGAACACCTATCTTGGCTTCGGCGCTGCGCGCGGGCCAGTTTCCGGTTCCGGCATGACTGGCGGCAGCAATACTGCCATCGGCGCTGCTGCGTTCCAGAACGGCACCACGGCGGCGAACCTGACGGCGGTCGGCAACAATGCCGCGCTGAACCTGACGACTGGCAACAACAACACCTTTGTCGGTCAGAACAGCGGTCTGAATATCACGACTGGCGCGAACAACGTCGGGGTAGGTGCTAGTGCAGTGCGGGGCGCGGCAGGCTCCGGTGCTGTCAGCAACGTCGGTGTCGGGTTGAACGCACTTCTCGCCGTGACGGGCAATGGCAATGTCGCGATTGGCGGCTCAGCGGGTGCAGCGGTCTCGTCCGGCGGCAACAATGTCATCATCGGCAACGCCGTCGGCAGCGTCACGCTGACGACTGGCGGCGGGAACATCTACATCGGCAACGGATCGGCGATCGACGCGGCGACCGGCGCGGAGGCCAACACATTCAGGCTGGGCGGCAACGCGACGAACCTGATGCGCGCCTTCAACATCCAATCAGCAACGCCCTCGTTCTTCCTCGATTGGTTGCCGGCGATGACCAGCTACGCGAACGACGCGGCGGCGGCGACCGGCGGCGTGGCGGTCGGGCAGGTCTATCGCAATGGTTCTCAGGTGATGGTGAGGGTGGCATGAACCCGGAGCTTGCGCGGCTGGCGATCCAGTTCCTCGCCCGCGTCGACCTCAAGGGCAGCGAGGCGCCGGCGATGACCGCCGTGATGCAGGCGCTCGACGCGCTGGCGGCGCAGCCGCAGCAGCAGGCGCAGCCGCAGCCGCCGACCCGGTTGCGGGAGGTCACGGATGCGGCCGAGTGACGCCGACGGATGATCGGCCCGTCGATCACCGAGAAGCAGCTCTTCACCACGCTGCGCGGCTTCCTCGCCGACATCCTGCCGCCCGCCACGCAGATCGTCCGCGCGCAGGTCAACCGCACGGCGATGCCGGTCGGCGACTTCGTGCTGATGACCGCGCTGCGCCGCGAGCGGCTCAGCACGAACATCGACCTCACCATCGACACCTCGCTCACCGCGCAGATCGACGGCTCCATGCTGACGGTGCATGCGATCAGCAACGGCTCGCTGGCCGTCGGCTCGCTGCTGTTCGGCTCGCCGCCGCCGACCGACTGGGACGGCGGGACGACCGACTGGGACGGCGGGGCGGCGACGTGGGACTATTTCAGCTACGTGCTGCCAGGCACGCGGGTGACCGCGTTCCTCACCGGGACCGGCGGTGCCGGGACCTACACGGTCGACCCGCCGCAGGCCGTCGGCGTCGGGCCGATCTACGCCGGCATCACGCGCAGCGTCATGCCGACCGAGGTGACGTTCCAGCTCGACGTGTTCGGCGAGGCGTGCGCGGAGAACGCGCAGATCGTCTCGACCGTCGTGCGCGACGAGTACGCGACGCGTTGGTTCGGCGAAACGGGACTGGACATCCAGCCGCTGCACGCGGACGATGGGCGGCAGATGCCGTTCATCGACGCGGAGACGCAGTACGAGAACCGCTGGATCGTCGAGGTGTGCCTGCAGGCGAACATGGAGGTGGACACCCCGATGCAGTTCGCCGACGAGGTCGCGGTGACGATCGCGCCCGGCATCGACGCCTTCTGCGACGGCGCGCTGTTCAACCCCGACAGCCCGCCGGTCCCGATGATAGACGCGAACGGCAACATCATCCTCGTCCCCTGCATGGTGCGCATCGCATGAAGGAGCTTGAGACATGACCGGCCCGGCGATCCCCGCCTCCGCCATCGTCGCAGTCACGCCGTCGGTCATCGCCGCGGGCGGCTCGGCGCTCGACCTGTCGGGGCTGTTCCTGACGCAGAACCAGCGCGTGCCGGTCGGCTCGGTGGCGCGCTTCACCACGGCGGCGGACGTGTCGACGTTCTTCGGCCCGACCAGCACCGAGGCGGCGCTCGGCGCCAACTACTTCCTGGGCTTCGACGACTCCAACGTGAAGCCGGCGAACGTGCTGTTCTCGCAGTACAACGCCGCCCCGGTCGGCGCGTGGCTGCGCGGCGGCAACCTCGGCTCGATGACGCTCGCGCAGCTGCAGGCGCTCACCGGCGTGCTGACCGTGACCATCGACGGATCGCCGCACACCAGCGGCAACATCGTGCTGAGCTCGGCGACCTCGTTCTCGGCGGCGGCCGAGCTCATCACCACGGCGCTCGGCGTGGTCGGCCCGGCCGGCGCGGCGCTCACCGGCTCGATCGCCGGCACGACGCTGACCGTCACCGCCGTCTCCTCCGGCGCGCTCTCGGTCGGCCAGGAGGTGCGCGGCACCGGGGTCACGGCAGGCACGCAGATCACCGCGCTCGGCACCGGCAGCGGCGGCAACGGCACGTACACCGTCTCGGCGAGCCAGACCGTCGCGTCGTCGGCGCTGACCACCAACACGCCGGCGGTGACGTACGACGTGACCGCCAACGCCTTCGTCGTGCAGTCCGCCACGGTCGGCGCGCCCAGCAGCATCGGCTACGGCTCCGGCACCATCGCCGCGCCGCTGATGCTGACGCAGGCGACCGGCGCCACGACCAGCCAGGGCGCCGTCGCGGCGACCGTGGCGGGCGCGATGGCGACCATCGTCGCGCAGACGCAGGACTGGGCCTCGTTCGCCACCGTGTTCGACCCCGACGGCGGCGCGGGCAACGCGCAGAAGCTCGCCTTCGCCAACTGGAACAACGGGCAGAACAACCGCTGGGTCTATGTGGCGTGGGACAGCGACGTGACCGCGACGCAGGCCGGCAACACGACGAGCCTCGGCGCGCAGCTCACCGCCGCCAACACCTCCGGCACGATGCCGATCTACTCGCCGACCAACGGGCCGGCGCTCGCCGCCTTCGCGATGGGCGCCATCGCCTCGATCGACTTCACCGAGCTCAACGGCAGGACGACGCTCGCCTTCCGCTCGCAGACGGGCATCGTGCCCGACATCACCAACGCCAGCATCGCGGCGAACCTGGAGGTGAACGGCTACAACTACTACGGCGTGTGGGCGACCGCGAACGACCAGTTCCAGTTCTGCTACCCCGGGCAGATCAGCGGGCCGTTCGACTGGGTGGACAGCTACGTGGACCAGATCTGGATGAACAACCAGTTCCAGCTCGCCTTCATGGTGCTGCTCGCCAACCGCAAGTCCATCCCGTACAACCAGCAGGGCTACGGTCTCATCAAGGCGGCGGCGCAGGACACCATCAACCAGGCGGTCGACTTCGGCGCGGTCAGGCCCGGCGTCACGCTGTCGATGGCGCAGGCCGCCGAGGTCAACGCCGACGCCGGCATCAAGATCGACGACATCCTCAGCCAGCGCGGCTGGTACTTCCAGGTGCGCGACGCGCTGCCGCAGGTCAGGCAGGCGCGAGGCAGCCCGCCCTGCACGTTCTGGTATTGTGACGGCCAATCGATCCAGCGCATCCACCTCGCCTCTGTGATGATCCAGTAGGGACACGGTCATGGCAACGATCACCGCCGCCAACAGCGTGCTGACGCTGGCGATCCTCAACCTGTTCCCGGTGCCGCAGACCATGCAGGGCTACGCGGCCGACGCGGCGTTCGCGACCGACACGATACAGTCGGTCGAGACCGTGATGGGCGTCGACGGCATCCTGTCCGCCGGCTGGGTGCCGGTCGAGCTGCGCATGAACATCACGCTCATGCCGGACAGCCCGTCGGCGGCGATGTTCGACGCGTGGTACTCGGCGCAGCAGGCGGCGCGCGAGGTCTACATCGCCAACGGCGGCCTGATCCTGCCGTCGATCAACAAGGAGTTCACGCTGATCCGCGGCTTCCTGCACGCCTACACGGCGTTCCCCGAGGGCCGGCGCGTGCTGCAGGCGCGGCAGTTCGGCATCACCTGGGGCAGCATCCTGCCGGTGCCGATCTGATGGCGGCCGACGAACCGATCATGCAGTTCTTCGCGCACGCGCACCTGCCGGACCATCTGGCGCAGGTGTCGCGTCCGTTCGGCGACCTCGCCGATCTCGTGGTCGCCATGCTGCCGCGCAACCCGGAGCGCACCGTCGCGCTGCGCAAGCTGCTGGAGGCGAAGGACGCGGCAGTGCGCGCGAGGCTGATGGTCTGATGGCGGAGTACATCGTCCGCTTCCATGCGACACTCGAACGCAGGGTCGAGGTGCCCGATGGCATGGACTGGTCGGAGGCATACCGCTTCGTCGAACAGACCTGGGGATGGGCGGATATGGCGCAGAGCCCGCGCACCCGCGTGGTCCGCATCAGCAGCAACCACGGTCCGTTGGATTTCATCAAGGTGGGGAATGGCGCGTAAGACGAGGGAGGTGGTCGTCACCGACGGCGGCCGCGACGACGGCAAGCACTTCATCATCACCGAGCTGCCGGCGTCGCAGGCGGAGCGGTGGGCGGCGCGGGCGCTGATGGCGATGGTGCGCGCCGACGTCGAGCTGCCGGAGGACTTCGAGACGACCGGGATCGCCGGCCTGGTGACGCTGTCGCTCAGGGCGCTGTCGGCGATGCCGTTCCCCGAGGCGGCCGGGCTGCTCGACGAGATGATGGACTGCGTCGAGATCGTGCCGGACCCGTCGCGCCCGATGGTGAAGCGCCGGCTGATCGAGGACGACATCGAGGAGGTGTCGACGCGGCTGCGGCTGCGCCGCGAGATCGTCGAGCTGCACACAAATTTCTCCTTCGCCGGCGACCGATCGAGTTCGGACCCGTCGGCGACGGTTCCCCTGGCCCGAGCTTCGTAGACTACGCGAACGTGCCCAAGGCGCTCGCCGCCGTCGTCTCGTCCCGGCTGGCGACGCTGCACGAGCTGGACACGGTGTACGGCACGGAGGACCTGTACGACCTGTTGGAGATAGCCGCCGTCGACGCGCACAATCGCGCGTTGGCGAACCAGCCGCAGGAGTGAAAGCCATGCCGAGCCAGGTGAACCCGGAGAGCATCAGCCCGTACGAGATCGAGGCGGGCGCGCTGCGCCGGCAGCTCGCGATCATCCGCGACGAGCTGAACGAGCTGCGCGTGAAGACCGGCATCGATGCGCCGGTCGACGCGGAGCCTGTGCCGCAGGAGGCGCCGCCGCCCGCGCAGCAGCAGACGCAGCATGCCGACGCGCACCACGCGGGGCACGGCAGGAACCGCGTGCAGGGCGGCGCCGCATAGCCGATGCCGACCGTCGTCGACTCGCTGGTCATCCAGCTCGGGCTCGATGCGAAGGCGCTGACCGTCGGCGGCGCGCAGGCGATCAAGGCCATCGAGGGCGTCAAGAAGGCGTCGCGCGAGACCGGCGAGCAGCTGCACAAGACCGAGCAGCAGTCGCACCGCACCTCGCGCGAGATGGCGAAGCACTCGGAGGAGGTCGCTGAGGGCTTCAAGAAGATCAAGGAGCAGGCGCTCGAGCTGATGGCGGTGCTGGTCGGCGCCGAGAGCATCAGCTCGCTGGTGCGCGACACGGTCGGCGAGCTGACGCACCTCGCCGTCGCGTCGCGCGCCATCGGCGCGTCGGTGCCGGAACTCGCCGCCTACCGCAACATGGTCGAGCAGCTCGGCGGATCGGCCGAGCAGGGCGAGGCGTCGTTCCGCGGCATGGCGAAGGCCATCGACGACGTCGGCGCGCGCGGCACGTCGGACCGGGACGCGTTCTTCCAATGGGCCGGCGGCGTCGCGAAGACGCCGCAGGAGCAGATGCTGCAGGCGGCGCGGGCGGCGCAACGCAGCACGCCGGCGGTGGCCCGCATGATGCTGCGCCAGGGCGGCTACAGCGACGCCGAGATCGGCGTCATCATGCGGGGGACCGGCGCCGTCCGCGAGGCGCTGCGCCAGGGCGGCGAGGCGGTGCCGTCGCAGGAGAGCGCCGAGAGGGCGCGCGAGGCGAACAAGGCGTGGGTGCAGACCATGCAGGTGTTCCGCGAACTCGGCGCGGAGCTGGTGGTCGGCGTGCTGCCCTACATCACCAAGGCCGTCGACGCGATGCGGCACCTCGCGCACGAGCATCCGTGGGTCGCGCAGGGCATCGGCGCGGTCGGCCTCGGCGCGACCCCGCTGGTCGGCGGCGCGCTGCTGATGCGCGGGATGTGGCGCGGGCTGTTCGGCGGCGGCGACCACGGCCTGACGCGCAGCGCCGTCGCGCTCGACGGCTCGGCGATGGCGCTGACGCGGGCGGCGGGCGTGCTGGCGGCGTCCGGCGGCCTCCGTGGCGGCCTCGGCGCGGTGCCGGGCGGCGGCGGACGGGCCGGGCGCTACGCGACCTCGGCGGCGGCCGGCGCGGCGGCGGCGGGCGGCATGCGTTCGGTCGGGCGCAGGATCGGCGGCCGGTTGCTGCGCGCGGTGCCGTTCCTCGGCTGGGGCCTGCTCGGATGGGACATCCTCGAAGAACTCGGCCTAACCGAAGGCATCGTGTCCGGCGCGAAGGAGCTGTTCGGCGCCAAGCCGGCGAAGGCCGGCGAGGGCGAGGGCGGCATGGCGCCGTCGAACATGAACCTGCCGCAAGGACAGAGCGAGCGCGGCGCGGCGATCACCGCGCGGCTCGCCAAGGACCTCGGGCTCACCATCGAGCAGGCGTCCGGCATCACCGGCAACCTCCAGGCGGAGAGCGGCATCCGCGCGATACAGGAGCGCAACCCGATCAGCGGCCGTGGCGGCTTCGGTTGGGCGCAATGGACCGGCCCGCGCCGCGTCGCGTTCGAGAAGTACGCGAAGGAGCACGGCCTCGACCCGACGAGCGACGAGGCGAACTACGGCTTCCTGCTGTCCGAGCTGCGCGGCGACTACAGCGGCGTGGTCGGCCAGCTTCGCGGGCTGAGCGGCGCGGACGTGGCGGCGCAGTCGGCGAGGATATTCGAGGGCGGCTTCGAGAAGCCGAAGGTCAGCAACTGGCAGGTGCGCGCGGCGCACGCCGCGAGGTTCTCGCGGCAGGCCGACATGGTGCGCAACGACCAGGTGGCGATGAACGACAACAGCAGGTCGAGCACGGTCAACGTCCACGGCCCGATCGTCGTCAACACACAGGCGACCGACGGGCGCGGCGTCGCCCGCTCGCTGCGCGCCGAGTTCGCCAACCAGGCGAACACGGGCCTCGCCTGATGGCGCTCGCGCCGACCTCGCCGCCGCAGTACGCGAACGTGCCGCGCTCGCCCGGCGTGCCGCCGATGATGCGGTCGGCCGGCGCCGTCGAGAACACCGTCGTCGCGGTCGCGTCCGACGCGATCCAGATCGTCAAGCAGCTGCTCGGCCTCGGGCCGCAATGGGGCATCTGGTGGTCGAGCGGCGACAAGGCGGGCCAGCCGGTGCTGCAGGCCGACAGCGTGATCTCGGTCGACTACCGGCAGGAGTGGCAGATCGCGACCTATCCGATCGAGCGCGGCGCGTTCAACTCGTACAACAAGGTCAAGACGCCGTTCGACGTGCGCATCACCTTCGCGGTCGCCGGCAACCAGTCGCTGCTCGGCTCGCTGATCCCGGGCGGCGCGCTGCTGTCGGGCCTCGGCGTGCTCGGCGGGTCGAGCGACGGGCGGCGGCAGATGCTGTCCGACATCGACACCGCCGTCGGCAACAAGAAGGACCTGATGACGGTCGTCACGCCGGAGGCGACCTACCAGAACATGATGCTGATGCACTACGACTACCGGCGCGAGGCGCGAGGCGGCGTGTCGATCATCCGCGTCGAGTGCTGGCTGCAGGAGATCAGGCTGACGCCGAAAGGCGCGTTCACCTCGGGCGAGGTGCCGAACACCGACCCGATCAGCGGCGACAAGAGCGCGCAGCCGGGCGGCAGCGGCGGCGACGCCGGCAGCAGCGGAAAGGGCAGCGGCCCGGGCGGATCGCCGAGCAGCGGCTCGCCCGCGCCCGGCAACGGCGCCGCCGACGCGCCGAAGAACCCGCAGAGCGCCGCGCCGCAGAGCGGTGGCTCGCCGCAGCCGCAGCAGCAGGGGCCGTCGTCGTCGTTGCCGGACCCGCCGCCGGCGCCGAAGCCGACCGTGACGATCCAGCAGCTCGGCGAGGGCGGCGCGCCGGCGACCGGCCTCAACACCGTGCCGATCCTCAACGCGGACGGCACCCCCGCGACGATAACGGCGCCGGGCGGCGTCACGCAGCAGCAGATGGCCTCCTCGCCGTTCGCGATCAACCACACCGGCCAGTCGTGGGGCAGCTACGTCGACGGCATGACGAGCCAGGGCTACACGCCGAACTACGCGCCGGGCATGCACTACCCCGACGCGCCGATCAGCTGGACGAAACACTGATGCAGATCGTGCCGCTCATGGCGGTGCCGTCGCAGACCGTCGCACCGACGCTCGGCGGGCAGCGCGCGCGGATCAACGTGTACCACCGCACCACCGGCCTCCACTGCGACGTGTTCCTCAACGACCTCATCGTCGTCGGCGGCGTCGTCTGCCACAACGCGAGCCTGATCGTGCGCGACTACTACCGCGGCTTCGCCGGCGACCTGATGTTCATCGACCGGCAGGCGAACGACGACCCGCGATGGGACGGCCTCGGCGTCCGCTGGGTGCTCACCTACCTCGAAGCGTGGCAGATATATCCGCCATGAGCGCCACAGTTCCGCCCGACGCCGCAGCCCGCAACCGCTCCGCGTTCGGCAACGCGGACCAGAACCAGGCGCAGGCGGAGCCTCCCAAGGGAGGGATGCGCGGGCGGCGCATCGACGTCACGTTCAAGCTCGGCCAGGGCAACTTCGGCGAGGCCGGCGTCAAGACCTACAAGGTCACGGGGCTGGAGGTGCACGCGTCGATCCAGAAGTTCCCGGCCTCCGTGATGAACACCGCGCAGGTGCGCATCGGCGGGCTGAACTGGAGCCTCATCAACACGCTCTGCACGCTCGGCACGCTGCGTCTCGCCGACCTGCGCAGCAACGCCATCCTGCTCGCGGCCGGCGACGAGGACGGCGTGTCGGAAATCTACCGCGGCACCATCTGGGAGTCGTATCCGCAGATGGACGCGCTGCCGAACGCGATGCTCGTCGTGCAGTCGCAGACCGCGTTCGTCGACCAGCTCAAGCCGATCGAGCCGCTGTCGTTCATCGACCAGACCGACGCCGTGGTCATCATGCAGCAGATCGCCAAGAACGCCGGCTACGCGTTCGAGAACGCCGGCGTGCCGCCGACCATGCTGACCGACCAGTACCTCCAGGGCACCGCGATCATGCAGGCCGACCTCGTCGCCGAGGCCGGCAACTTCTCGTACACGGTCGACGACGGGCGGATGGTCATCTTCCCGCACTACGGCTCGCCGCGGCAGGGGCCGATGGCGCTGATCTCGCCGAAGACCGGCATGGTCGGCTACCCGGCCTTCCATTCCGCGGCGCACGTGCGGGTGCGCACCATGTTCAACAAGGACATCCGCGTGCTCGGGCACGTGCGGGTCGAGAGCGACGTGCGGATGGCGACCGGCGAATGGCGCGTGATGGAGCTGCACCACGAGCTGGAGACCGAGACGGCGGGCGGCCAGTGGTTCACCTCGCTCGGCCTCGACAAGATCGGCGTCGCGTCGTGAGCGGCTCGAAGTCATACGCCGGCATGGCGACGCCGTTCGACCTCGGCGGCGACTTCTCGCAGATCAAGTTCGCGATCAAGCAGCTCCAGAACAGGAACGCGACGACGACGCTGGTGCAGGTCGTGTCGGTGACGACCAACGGCGAGGTCGGGCCGGTCGGCTTCGTCAGCGTCCGCCCGATGGTCCATCAGGTCGACGGCAACGGCCAGCCGATGCCGCACGGCGTGCTGCACAACCTGCCGTACCTGCGCGCGCAGGGCGGCGACGCGGCGGTCATCATGGACCCGAAGGTCGGCGACATCGGCATCGCGACCTTCGCCAGCCACGACATCTCGTCGGTGAAGCGCACGCGCAAGGCGTCGCTGCCCGGCTCGCGCCGGCGGTTCAGCATGTCGGACGGCCTCTACCACGGCGGCGTGCTCAACGGCGCGCCGCAGCACTACATCCGCTTCCACCCGAACGGCATCGAGATCGGCACGCCGTTCGACCTGACGATCACCGCGCGCAACTTCGCCATCGACGCCACGGGCAATGCGGTTATGAAGGGGACCGTGACGATCAACTCGGCCGACGCGGCGACGACGATCAACCTCGCGACGCACCACCACCTCGGCGTCGTGCCGGGCGGCGGCGAGAGCGGACAACCCAAGCCGGGGACATGAACATGGCGCACTTCCCCAGGGACGCAGCCTACGATGCCGGCGACGGGGCAGATCACCAGCACGCTGTCGCTGCGCATTCATTGCCCGAAGGCCTGCACCAACCCGCGACGCCGCTGACCAACGAGCAGGTCGGCGCGTTCTCGGCCGATCCGAGCGCAACCTTCACCGGCAACATCGCGCCGACCGGCTGGCAGTTCTGCGTCGCCAGCATCTCCGCCGACGGCGCGGTCTCGATCGACTGGGAGGTGGTCGAGCGCGTGCTCGCCAGCGAGCGGACCGACGGCATGGCGAAGGCCATCGCGCGGCTGCTCGTCGCGGCGCGCGAGCGCGGCCGGATCGACGTCGCGATGCGCGGGCTGTGAGCGGCACCACCTCGGTCCCGCAGCCCTACCTCGGCGACGCCGGCTTCGTCGCGCCGTCCGAGCCGGACGTGCTGGCCGGCGTGCAGGCCGACATCAACGCGGCGTTCGGCGGCAGGCTCAACCAGGCGCTCGAGACGCCGCAGGGCCAGCTCGCGTCGAGCCTGGCAGCGATCATCGGCGACAAGGACGCGCAGTTCCTCGCGCTGGCGAACGGCGTCGACCCGGCGTACGCCTCGGGCCGGATGCAGGACGCCATCGGCCGCATCTACTTCCTCTCGCGCATGCCGGCCGAGCCGACCACGGCGCAGGCGACCTGCACCGGCCTGCCGGGCGTCGTGATCCCGACCGGCGCGCTCGCCGCGGCGCAGGACGGCACGCTGTTCGAGTGCAGCGAGGGCGGCGTCATCGGCGCGTCCGGCACCGTCGTGCTGCCGTTCGCCGCGACCGTCACCGGGCCCATCGCGTGCCCCGCCGGATCGCTGTCGATCGTCTATCAGGCGATCCCCGGCTGGGACCTAATCTCGAACGCCGCCGACGCGGTGGTCGGCAACGACGTCGAGAGCCGCGCCGCGTTCGAGCAACGCCGCTTCGCCTCCGTGTCGGTCAACGCGCAGGCCACGGTGCAGAGCATCCAGGCGGCGGTGCTCAACGTGCCGAACGTGCTCGACGCCTACACCACCGAGAACTCCACCGGATCGCCCGTCGTGTCCGACGGCGTCACCATCCCCGCGCATTCGATGTACTGTTGCGTGGCGGGAGGCGATCCGCAGGCGGTCGCGCAGGCGATCTGGTCGAAGAAGCCGCCGGGCTGCGGCATGGCGGGCAACCACACCGAGACCGTGTACGACCAGAACTCCGGTTACGGCGCGCCGCTGCCGTCCTACTCGATCACGTTCCAGATCGCCGCGAGCCAGACCTTCGTCGTCGGCGTCAGCCTGCGCAACAACCCCTCGGTGCCGGGCAACGTGCAGCAGCTCGTGGCGAACGCCGTGCTCGCCGCGTTCAACGGCCTCGACGGCGGCACGCGCGCGCGGATCGGCGCCGAGCTGTTCGCCTCGCGGTTCTACGCGGGCGTCGCCGCGCTCGGGCCGTGGTGCGAGATACTCGCCATCCAGATCGGCAGCACCGCCGCCCCCGCGGCGGCCTTCACCGCCGCCATCGCCGGCACCGTCATGACGGTCAGCGCGGTCGCCTCGGGCACGCTGGCGGTCGGGCAGACCGTGGTCGCGCCCGGCGTCGCGGACGGCGTGCGGATCGTCTCGCTCGGCACCGGCACGGGCGGCACCGGCACCTACAACGTCGCCATCGCGCAGACCGTCGCCAGCGAGGCGATGCAGGCGCTCGCGGCCGGGCTGAACAGCGTCGCGGTCGGCATCGCCCACGTTCCAGTTTTAGGGGCTGCGAACGTCGTCGTGAGCCTCATCTGAGATGACGCCATCTGCGCCCTTGACGGATATCGTGGATGGTCGCGGTCGCTACCCCGAACAGGGCGGCAGCGGCCGGAGCGGTCTCATGGCGGCCGAGGATGTAGAGCACGTCGTCTTCGCTCAGGATTGCCATCCCATGCCGCTCGCCGAAGGCTTGTCGGCTCTTGCTGACCATGTCGGCTTGGTTCTCAGCCTGCGATCCGACGAACAGGTGGATCGGATAACAGCAGGGACGCACGTCGCACGAATGCCGGACGATCTGTCCGCGCTTCCCGCCAATCACCTCTCGGCCGCTGAACCGCGCGGCCATGACGTGGGCGTTCTCCATCCGGCCGTTCCACCAGAACTGGCCGTATCCGTTGGGGATGAGGACCCCGGTCCAGAGCCAGCATCCGGTCGCGTCGGGTGCGATCTTGTCGAGGAACCTCTGCGGCGCGAGAGGCAGAACCTTTCGTATATCGGCGAGCGTCACTGACATGCAAAACCCCGACCCGACCGTAATCAGTCAATACGATGCGTCACCGACTATCACTCTTCTGATCGAGGCATTCAACCAGTGGATTGATCCGACCAAGAACATCAATGATTTCTATGACTTGATGTGGAATATCGACACCGCTGTTGGCTGGGGCTTGGACGCGTGGGGCCGCATCCTCGGCATCGGCCGCGTCATCGCGGTCGCCACCGGCAAGTACTGGGGCTACGACGAGGCGACCACGGTGTCGGCCGACCCGTACGGGCAGTCGCCGTTCTACTCGGGCCAGAAGCTCACGCAGAACGTCATCCTCGACGACACCGGCTACCGCACGCTGCTGCTGGCGAAGGCGGCGGCGAACATCTGCGACGGCAGCATCCCCGGCATCAACAACATCCTGCTGATGCTCTGGCCGCGCCGCGGCAACGTGTACGTCGTCGACGGCCGCGACATGACGATGCAGTACAAGTTCGAGTTCCAGATGACCCCGCTCGACGTCAGCATCGCGCAGGCGTCCGGCATCCTGCCGAAGCCGGCCGGCGTGTCGGCGACGGTGGCGCAGGAGCTGCACACCTCGACGCCGTGGGACGGCGGCGGGACCGTCTGGGACAGCCGCATGACATCGTGGGATAGAACCTGATGCCGAGCGCCATCGACGCCACCGTCCCGCCCTTCGGCAACGCGCTGACCTCGGCCGAGCGCGCGAACTGGGCCACCGCGAAGTCCGAGATCACCGCGCTGCAGTCCGGCAAGGCCGACCTCAACTCCCCGGGCTTCACCGGCACGCCGACCGCGCCGACGGCAGCGGGCGCGAGCAACGACACCACTGTCGCGACCACCGCGTTCGTCAAAGCGGCGGTGGTCGGCGGCACGGCGGGCGTCGGATCGTTCAACAGCAGGACCGGCGCGGTCACGCTGACCGCCGCCGACGTCACCGGAGCGGGCGGCGCGCCGCTCGCCTCCCCCGCGCTGACCGGGACGCCCACCGCTCCGACGCCGACGGCGGGCGACAACAGCACCAAGATCGCGACCACCGCGTTCGTGGCCGGCGCCGGCATACCGGCGGCCTCGGCGGTGAACCCGCAGATGGACGGCGCGGTGGCGGTCGGCACCTCGCTGGCCTATGCGCGCGCCGACCATCGCCACGCGACCGACACCTCGCGCGCGCCGGTCGCCAGCCCGAGCTTCACCGGCAACGTGGTGGCCGGCGGCTCGCTCTATGTCACCACCAGCTTCCTCATCGACCCGGCGAACGGCTGGGAATGGTCGTTCTATCGCAGCGCGTCCGACGGCAACCACTATCAGGTCCATCGCTCCGGCCACTACGACTACTGGAACAGCAGCAACGGCACGCGCGCGTGGGTGGCCGGCAACACGCAGGTCATGTCGCTCGACGGCAGCGGCAACCTCAATGCCAACGGCAACATCGCATCGGGTGGCGCCGTCACCACCGGAGGCTCCGGCGGTTTCAACCTGACCGCATCGGGCGGCTACTTCAGCGCCGACGCGAGCAACGCCTATCTGCGGTTCGCCGGCGCCTGGGGCCTGACCTGGAGCCGCAGCACCGGGCACCTCTACTACCTCAACGGCAGCGGGGTATCGCTGCTGGAGATCAACGAGGCGGGCCAGGGCGTGCTCTATCCGCAGGTCACGGGCGGCGGCAACGCCTTCGCGTTCGGCTGGGACGGATACGGAGTCACCAGCTTCATCAACTCCGGCAACTACGGCTACCTGATCCGCAGCACCTCGGGCGGCGGGCTGACCGGGACCTGGGAGATCGCGCTCAACGGCGGCGCCAGTCAGGTCTATGCCTACTATGGCACCGGCACCGTGGTCGCATGGACTTATTCGCCGTCGGACGCGCGGCTCAAGACCAACATCGGCGAGCCGACGCTTGATGCGCTCGCCGCGATCAATGCGCTGAAGGTCCGTGAGTTTGACATGAAGGTGCCGATCCCCGGCGCGGTCGAGCAGCACTGGCCGTTCGGCCTGATCGCCCACGAGGTCGGCGAGGTCATCCCGGTCGCCTATGCGCAGGCGGACCGGCCGGAGGCATACGACATGATCCGCGAGTTGCCGCTGATCGCCACGCTGGTGCGCGCGGTGCAGCAGCTCACCGCGCGGGTGGCCGAGCTTGAGGCGCGATTGGGGGCTGCGAATGCCACATAAAGACCCGGTGGCCGCCAAAGCCTACCATGCTGCCCGTTATAGGGAAAACCGGGAGAGCATCATCGAGAGGGTAATGGCCTATCAGGGTGACCATCATGATGAGGCACTCGCCCGAATGGCGGCTTGGTATGCGAAACACCGCAAGGAGATCAGTGAGAAGCAACGCGCGAAGCGAGCCGCCGACCCGGCACTGTTCCGTGCTGAAGAACGAGCGCGGCGTGCTGCTAATTCAGAGCATGCGAGGATGATCGGTCGTCTTCGATACGTCCGCGACAAAGAGAAGATCAAAGCCAGAGTGAAGCGGTATCGCGCCAGGAAGAAGACGGAGGCTGCCGCATGAGGCAGATCGACTCGCCTGCAAAGTTCCCGGTGGCGTTTGCTTCTGGCGCTGGACCAAGCTACGTCCGTGCGATCCCTGTCGGAAGCCAGATAAGCATCACGCCCGGCGCCGCGTCACTGACCGACGGATTTGTTCCGCTTAATTTTCAAGCAGTCAGCGCAGGCGGTATCCCGCCATTCGGCCAGGACCACAACGGCATCCTGCTGCAGATCACCTCGTGGCTGCGCTGCCTGACCGCCGGCATCCCGGTCATGTACGACGCGGCGTTCCAGACCGCGATCGGCGGCTATCCGGCGAATTGCTGGATCAGGAGCACGGGCAACCCGGCGATCGTCTATCAGTCCTCCGTCGACAACAACACGACCAACCCGGACGCGGGCGGCGCGGGCTGGTCTGCGGCGACCTTCGCGGTGCAGTCAGGTCTCGAGGCGCTCATCATCGACGGGCGCGGCGACACCAACTACGGCGCCGGCATCCGCCTGTGGGGTCCTGGCGGCACGCCGGCGAAGTGGCTGCGCGCGATCAACGGCAACTTCTCCATCGTCAACAACGCCTATTCGGCCGAGATACTGACGCTGACCGACGCTGGCGCGCTGAACACCGCGAACACGATCCAGGCGAACGCCGGCAACCTGCAGGCGCCGAACGGCAGCATCAGCGCCGGCCTCGATCTCGGTATCGGGCGCAACGGCTACGTCGCCGGTGGCTTCTCGGCGGGCGGCAACATCACCGCGGGCGCGCGGCTGCGGGCGAACTTCGGCGCGAAGGGCAGCGGCGATCCGAACGCGGCGACCATCCTCGCCGACTACACGCTGTCGGCCGCCGCCTCCGGCTACGACATCATGGCGAACGGCTTCATCGTCCAATGGGGCACCGGCGGAGGGACCGGCGACAAGGACATCGTCACCTTTCCCATCGCATTCCCCAACGCCTGCCTCGCGATCACCGCGACCGAGCAGGGCGTGATCGGTTGGGACAGCCCGTTCCGCTGCTCGGTCTACGGGGTGCAGATCATCGACAACGCTCGGTTCTACTGGTCGTGCACCGAGATCAGGGCGGCGTCCTCGGGTGCCGCGCCGAACGCGATGCAGCGCAACGGCGACTTCGGCAAGTGGATCGCGGTGGGGTGGTGACATGACGCGCTACGCGAGCTTCGACAGCAGCATCCAGGGCGCCGCCCCGGTCACCGGCTGGTACGATACCGAGGTGTTCGACTACGGCAGCAACCTGCCAGACGCAGCGAACCTGCTCGAACTGACCGACGCGGAATGGGACAACCGGCTCACCGGGCAATGGGCGGTCGATGCCGGCGCGCTCGTCAACTACACGCCGCCGCCTCCCGCGCCCACGGCAGACAGCGAGTATGCCGGCCGCATCGCACAGGGCATCGCGATCACCAGCACCGCGACGCCGGCGCTCGACGCGACCTACCCGATCGACGACGGCATCTTCCAGCGGGTCGGCGCCATCGCGCGCGACGCATCCTCCGGCATCGGCCTGCCGAACGACGCGGCCACGGTGCCGCTGCCCGACATCGACGGCACCATGCACGATTTCGCCGACACCGACGCCGTCGCGCTGTACAAGGCGGAGCGCGACCTCCGCTACGCGCTGGCGCAGCAGCGCGACATCATGGCGGGAGGCGACACACCGAACTGGCCGCCGCAGGCCGCGACGATCCCATAGGAGCGCAGGATGGCAGGCTTCACCGATCTGACCGCCCAGGCGAACCTCGACGCGCTCATCACCAACTACCCGTTCCTCGCGCTGTTCACCGCCGTCGGCACCGACGCCGGATCGGGCTTCACCGAGAGCGCGTTCGCCGGCTACGCGCGGGTCAATACCGCCGGGCTGTGGGCGGCGGCGTCCGGCTCCGGGCCGAGCACCAAGAGCAACAACGCGACGATCAGCTTCCCGCTCGGCACCACCGCAGGAGCGAACATCATCGCGGCAGGTCTCTATTCGCTCGCATCTGGCGGCAATCTCGGCTGGTGGAACTGGATGGGCAGCTATCCATGGCAGCCGGCGACGTTCTCCGCCGCCTCGCCCTCGATCATCACACTGCCCGCGCACGGCTTCGCCAACGGCGATAGCGTGGTCATGTCGAGCGAGATCGGTTCGGAGGGCACCACGCCGCCCGGCTTCCTGACCGGGCTACTCACGGTTGCCGGAGTGACGACCGACACCTTCAACGTCGGGGTGAACGCGCCCAACACCGGAGGGATCATGCTGCGCAAGGTCGTCCCGCAGACCGTCATCGCCAACATGACCGTGCAGTTCACCACCGGGCAGATCGTGCTGTCGCTCGCCTGATGCCGTATCCGAACGGCATCGCGGTCGACTACGACTTCACCGGCGGCGCGTTGCCGGCCGGTTGGGTGCATACCCGCGCGTCGGCCGCGACCGACAGTTTCTGGACCGACGCACCCGGAAGCACCTACAACACCTATGCCAACAACGCGCCTCGCTTCTCGTCGAACGGCATCGTCATCGAGGGCGCGCGGACCAACTACCTGCTAAATTCGACCGCGCCCGCGACGCAGACCGTCTCGCTCACCGTCGGCACCACTCCTATCCATACGCTGTGGGTCATCGGCACCGGCTCGTGCACCGTGACCGCAGGAACCGGCGCAGCGACCGGCCTCGGCACGGCGACCAACGGCAATCCGGTGACCTTCACGGTGACCACCGCAGGGACCTTCGTCTTCACCGTCACCGGCACGCTGAACCGCTTCCAGGTGGAGAAGTGGGGATCGGCCTCATCGTTCATCGTGACCGCAGGCGCCGCGGCGACCCGCGTGAACGAGACGTGCGCGGTCCCGCTCGGCGGCTGGTTCAACGCCGCCGCAGGGACATACTCGGTCGAGGTATCGTGGCCGACGCTCGCCGGGCTGAATGCGGCGGCGACCCAGGCTCTCGCGATAGACGACGGCCTGGGCGGGACGGCAAATCGCTATCAGCTTGGCTCGTCGGCCGGCGCCATCGGACAGCAGCTCGCCTATTCCGGCAGCGTCGCGCAGGTCAACGAGCAGGTCTACTCGCTGGCGGCCAACTCGATCATGCGTTTGGTCGGACGATACAACTCGGTCGGCGGCGCCCTGCGCTTCGCCGTCATGGGCACGCTGTATGGCGTCAACGACACCGGCAAGACGCTGCCGACCGGATTGGTGCAGATGTCGCTGTCGGGCGGCTTCATGAGCACCACGCGGATCAAGCGCGTGCAGTACTTCCCCTATGCGATGAGCGACGCGGACCTCACCGCCGCGTCGCAGTATCCGCCGCTCGCGCAACTGGCGATGTCGGGGCGAGGCGTCGGAATGGGCACCGCAAGAGCCAACGCCCGCGTGCGCCCCGGCATCGTCGGGCTGGGCAGCTCATCCGGCAGGATGACGCCCTACACGTTCTCGACCGCGCGCCCGAGCATGTCGGGCCTCGGCGTGTCCGCCGGCGGCGCGCTGCGCGCCTCGGTGTTCGCCGCCCCGCCGCCGCGCGTCGTCGTCCCGCCGCCCGACGTCGCCGTGTTCGGCTACGACACGCTGCTGCTCGACCGCGACCTGTGGGACCTCTGCGTCGACGCCTACGGCAACATCGCCGCGGCGCAGGCGCCGTACGCCGTCGAGCAGGACGTGGCCTCGGCGATCCGGCTGTTCCTCGGCGAGCTGTGGTATGACACCACCAAGGGCATTCCGTACTTCGAGGAGGTGCTGGGCCATGCGCCGCCGCTGCCGGTGCTGAAGGCGATGATCGAGCAGGCCGCGCTGTCGGTGCCCGCCGTCGCGCAGGCCAGGGCCTTCGTCACCGAGATGGCCGACCGGACGCTGCGGGGGCAGGTGCAGATCGTCACGACGGCGGGGCAGACCATCGTGCTCAACGAGACATTCCTGGGCGGCGCGCCATGACCTCGACCTCGAACGCCATCATCGACTACCTCGGGCGCGGACCGACGGCGATCCGGCCGGCGAAGCCGAACGTCGCGGGCGACGCGCTGGCGCTGTTCGAGACCACCGACGACGGCACGGTGTGGTTCTGGGACGGCGCGGCATGGGTGCCGTTCACCAACAGCGCGTACCGGCTGCCGATGGCGTCGTCCGACGTGCTCGGCGGCGTGAAGATCGACGGCATCACCACGCACATAGACCCCAACGGCGTGCTGTCGGTGCCCGGTTCCGGGGTCAGCAGCTTCAACACCCGCAAGGGCGACATCGCATTGCTCGCGGCCGACGTCTCCGGCGCGCTCGGCTATGCGCCGTACGACGGCGGGGCGAACCCCAACAACTTCCAGACCGGAACGCAGGTATCGGCGACGGTCGGCGCCTATGTGCCGCTGACCTCGATGGGCGCGGCGAATGGCGTCGCATCGCTCGACGTGAACGCGAAAGTGGTTTCCTCGCAACTGCCCGCCGCCGCGACCGGCACATTGTTCTACGTCGGCGGATGGAACGCCGCGACCAATCAGCCGCCGATGGCGAGCGGCGGCCTCGTCTCCGGCGCGCAGGCAGCGAAGGGCAGGTTCTACGTCACCACGACCGCCGGCACCTTCGCCTCGATCGACGGGACCACCACGGCGAACGCCGGCGATTGGATGATCAGCAACGGCGCGACGTGGGAGCGCGTGATCGTCACCACCACGCCCTACCTGTTGCTGACCGGGGGCGCTTTGTCCGGCGTATTGACGCTCGCGGGCGGCGATGCGTTCGGAGTCGTGGACGCGCGGATACCGGGCGTCAGCTACTATTGGCAGGATGCGGCGAGCAACATCGCGGGCGCGATCTACAACGATGGCTCGCTCTCCTGGGGCACGTTTACCGCGAAGCAGGCGACCATCCTCGCCGGCACCGCCGTGCTGTCGGCGCTGACCGCCGCAAGCCCGACCTTCAGCGGCACCACCAATGTCGCGGCACTCACCGCGAGCGGCACCATCACCGCGCCGACCATCGCGGCCAATGCGCTCACCATGCCGCCGACCGGCTCGTTCGCGCTCGGCTCGGTCTCCGTCTCGGGCGATCTGTGGGCCGCGTTCGATCCGCGCATCGTCGGCTACTCGTATGGCTGGTTCGATCCGGCCGGGAACCTCGGCGGCGCCATCGCCAACGACGGCTCGCTGCAATGGGGCTTTGGCACCTTCGCCTCGTTGACCACCAACCAACTCATCGCGGCAAGCGCCAATATCAGCAACCTGACGTTCTCGGGTGCGCTCAACGTGGCGAGCATCGTCATGCCGAGCCAGACGATGGGCGAGCTTGATCCGCGCATCCAGAACATCTCCTACGCATGGCTCGACGGCAACGCCGCGATCGGCGCCGCGCTCGCTACCGACGGTACGATGATGATGGGGTTGGCGAACGTCGCGACGAAATTGACGCTCGGCTTCGACGCAAGCGGGCCGAACGATGCGCTGCGTAAGAGCTATGCGGACGGCGCCTACATCAACTCGACCGGCGGCACGATGGTCGGCGCGCTCTATCTGCCGCTGGGATCGCCGACCGATCCGACGCAGGCGGCCAACAAGGCATACGTCGACTCATCGGCAGCGTCCGGCGGCGGCGGCGGTCTCGCCGGCCTGCAATCGCAGAGGGACTTTCCGTATCCTCCGCTGCGCGACCCCAAAAGAGATTATGGCGCGGTGGGCGATGGCGTGGCTGATGACAGCACTGCCGTCATGGCGTGCGCCAACGCAGCGATTGCGGCGGGCGAACGTTGCATCGCGATCAACGATACATTCAACACCCCGCACCTCGACCATCCGATCTCGCAAATCCTGCTCATCGGTGTCGGACAACTGCTCAACGCCAACGTCCAGATGTTCGTGATCCCGCCATTCGCACCGAGCGCGCCATGTCGAATCACGAACACCATGACGCTCAGGGTGCATTGCCCGAAGGCCGCAGCAAAGATCAGGGCTGGCACGCCGGTGACGGTGGTGGTGACAGGCGAGTCGACCTACACGACCACGACATCGGCGACCGTGCTGCCGCTGTTCTGGGCGCGCGCGCAACTGGCGATGAAGCAGGCCAATCCGGGTAAAGCGGTCACCTGGATCAACCGCGCGATCGGCGGCCAGACATGGACCAACCTCGATACCGTGTCTGGCGCGGCGCCGAACAACCCGCACTGGTACTACGACGATGCGCGGGCGTGGCTGCTCTACATCCAGGACCTCAATCCCGACATCGTGGTGGTCGGTTTCAGCGCAAATGACGGCGCCGCATTCCGCATCGCGACGATGATCAGCGTGCTCAACAAGATGGCCGCGTGGAGCAATCCACCAGAGGTCATTCTCGCCACCAGCAATCCCTACGCCCAGCAGCATTCCGGGCAAGTGAACACGGCGCTTGTGTGGGAGGCGCAGCAGGCAGCCGCTTGCATGGAACGAACGTGGGCGATCAGCAAAGGGCTTGGGCTTGTAGATACAGGGCGCGCCATCACGATCCACGCCAAGGGCTTCGACGTGGACGACATCCCGCTGAAGCGGGACTACAACGTGACCGGAATGACAAATGGCCTGCGCGGCAACATCGCGCTGCCGTTCACATGGCCGACGCGCTGCTATGGGTACCAGGGCACCTACTACATCATCGGCGGCGGCTGGGCCGCGATGGGCAACGAGCTGCAATTCGAGCTTGGCGGCTGGCAGTACGGATCGGGCCTGAACCCGAACGGCGGCTGCCAGTTGCGCTTCGGTCGCGATCCGGCGACCGGACAGCTCTACTACGAGGTCGATACCTCGCTGGTCTCGATGGGCGCCGGGGTAGATAGCATCCATGTGCCGAAGACCAATGCCACCGGCTGGATCAACACGACCGACGGGAACATGGCCTTCACCGTCGCGTGTTCCGGCTCGCGGCTGGTGCTGCAATCCTATCCGGTCGGCGGCACGAACCTCGACCAGTGGACGTTCTCGGCGATCATCAACGTGCCGAGGTACAACCAGCCGTGGCAGCCGAGGATCACATGCAGCGCCGGATCGGTGCCAGCCGGTAAGCTGTACTTCGAGCACAGCGGCGACGACGGATGGGCGCAAGCGGCGTCGGCAAATCCGGACCAGCGGATGTTCTTCATGCCCAGCATGACGGAGCCGGAGTGCTGGGGCACCGGCGCCGTGCCGGACACCGGGTGGAGCGGAGGCGGTGTCGGCCATGATTCGGCGTTGAAAGGATATTGGGCAATCCAGGCCGCCATCGAATCCTGCGATTGGAGCGCATGACATGCCGACTGCCATCACCCTCACCGCCCCCGCATCGTTCACCAATCCGATCCTCAAGCCGCTGCCGGCGATTTCTGGTCTGCAGATGTGGACCTACTTCGGCACCGACCTCGCCCATTCGCCGAACGCTGGCTCAGCCGGTGCGCTACTGCCGGGCGCTGGCTCCGTCGCCTGGGCGCCGAACTACGTCTCATGCAAGGGCAGCGCGGGCGATCTGCTGCTGCCCACCATCACGCAGGCCACGTCGGAGACCTGGATGTGTGTGTGCCGCTACACCGGCGGCGGAACGGGCGGCGCCTTCGCGCAGCTCAAGGCTCCGACAACAGGGTTCGGCGCGCTCGTCAGCATGGGATCGACCGCCCTGGTGTTCCAAGGCACTGGCTTCGCCTCGCCGCAGAACCTCGTCATCAACGGCACGCCATTTCACTTCTATGCGATGACCTGCACTCCGGGCGGCTCGGTCATCTTCTATGACCTCTCGCTCGGCACGCAGATCACTGTGGCAACGGGGACACTCACCCCGGGAAGTCCCACCCAGGTCGGTATCGGCGGCCCATATCCCGCAACCGCCAACGATCGCGGCTCAGATCTCGCATGGATGGCGTTGGCCACAAGCGTGATGACGCTGGCCGCGATCCAGCAGACCTACGCACACGTCAAGGACGCGCTCGCAGCGCGCGGCATCCCCGGAGTCTGACATGCAGGTATCGGTCACGCTCGATCAGGCGCAGTGGCAGCTCGCGATCAACGTGCTCGCGCGCGCGCCGTTCAACGAGGTGGCACCGCTGGTGCTGACGATCCAGAGCCAGCTCGCACAAGGGCTGGGGATAGCGCCGCAGGCACAAGGTCCGGTGAATGGCGGGGCGCGCCCGGAGTTGCCTGACGCGCCGTGATACGCGCCGCGCTGCTCGCCGGCGGCTACCTGCTGTTCGAGGTCCATGCGCCGTCGGGGCAGACGATCTTCGTCAACCCGCGCGAGATCACCTCGATCCGCGAGCCGATGCGCGAGAACCGGCACTACCTGGCGAAGGACGCGCGCTGCGTGATCTTCATGGTCAGCGGCAACTTCATCAGCACCCGCGAGCCGTGCGACGAGGTCCGCCGGCTGCTGGAGAGCGCGGGACGATCGTCGCCCTGAACCCGAGGCGCGCGAACGAGGCGCGCAGCTTGTCCTCGCGCGCCCCGACGTAGTGCCGCAGGACCGGCGCGGCGAACACGCAGCGGCGCGTCGCACGATCGACCAGCAGGCCGGCGACGAACGGGCGCGGGCCGTCGCACACGACACGCACCAGGATCGCATCGCAATACCGCTCGCCGAGCGTCATGTGTAGGTCGAGAGCAGGTTCTTCCGCCGCACCTCGCCGCACCTGGTGCAGTGCTGCATGTAGGACACGCCGATCGGGCGCTTCTCGCTCTCCATTTCATCAAACACCTCGTACTTCTGGTGCGTATCCCAGAGGTGCGCGCATTCCTTCGCCATGACGAGCATCGCGGCCTTGCCGCAACGCAGGCAGCGCCGCGTCTGCCGCCGACCGGTCGGATCGGCCTTCCACATCGTCCACTCGTGCCGGAACACGAAGCACCGCTTGGCGCGCGGATCATAGACCTCGCGCGCCGCCTCGTCGGCCAGCCTGCGCAGGTCGACCGGCTCGTCGGTCACGGCAGCACCGCGACGAGAACCGCCGCGAGCAGGGCGGCGAGCACAGTGAACAGCGCCATGACCGCGTGCCCCTCGTTCGCCAGCCAGCCGATGCCCCATCCGGCCGCGACGAACAGCACGCCGAGCACTATGCCCCTCATGTCCGTTCCTCCCGTGCTATGACGGCGGCCCCTTCCGCAATCGACAGGAGCCGACATGCCCTCGGCCGCGCTCAATGCTTCGGCTTCCCCGCGCCCTGCGTCTTCTCCAACAGGCGCTCGAGGACCACCTGCCGCATCTCGTCGGGGTCGGGCGCGGTGACGATGACGGTCTCCAACGAGGCGAGCAGCGCGGCCAGGACGGCGTGCACCGTCGGCCGCCTGCCGCCGGCGAAGATCGCGTTGCCGATGTCGTCGAACAGCGCCTCGGCGACGCGCATGTCCTCGTCCGTCGGCATCACGCCGCCCCCTTGATCGTGCCGCCGATCCTCTTGTCCAGCTCGTCGAGCTGGCGGCGGATCGCCGCGGCGTCGCCCTTGACCGCGTCGGCGAGTTGCTCGACCGCCGTCACCTGATCGTTGACCTTGGCGCGCAACGCGGCGATCTGCTTCTTGAACGCCAACGTCTCGGCCGACACCCGGATCGGCCCGTACGACGCCTCGCGCGACCGCTCGACCACGGCGCGCGGCACGCTCGCCTCCTCGGCGACCCGGTCGTCCGACCAATCTTCGACGTAGTAGCCGAGGCCCTCGTCGAAGTGCTTCTCCAGCAGGCGTCGGATCATCACCCGCTGGTCGGTGGTCGGCTCGCGCAGCGGGACCACGTCGGGCTTAAGGTTCGCCATCCTCGCCTCGTGCCTCCTGAGTTCGGTGTCGGTGTCCGTCGCCCTGCGCTTCGACGTGTGCGCCGGGCAGCGGATGCGGTTCTTCCTGTACGCGTCGACGTCCCAGCCGTGGTTCCTCGCCGACTGCGCGAGCAGCTCGGGGACCATCTTCCCGCCGGGCGCGATGGTCACGTCGATCGTCTCGGCGCACTCGATGCAGGCGAACCGCGCGACCTTGCGGTGGCGGTTGTCGACCGCGACCGACGTGATCTCGAAGCCAAGCCTGTCGTCCTCGACCGCCACGCGCGACACCCCTCATGCCGCCTCCGGCGGGTCGTCGGGCACGTGCCTCGCGTACGCCAGCCGGCAGTGCGCCGAGCAGTACGGCTTGCCGAGGATCGCCGGCGCCTCGCAGTAGCGGAAGCCCTTCGCTCCGGGATCGCCCAGCGGCCACCTGCAGTTGCCGCGCAGCAGCTCGACGACGTTCCCCTTCTCGCGTTCCACGGAGCCTCCCTCGATGATGGTGAACCTCGGCGCGCGCGTCGGCCTCGGCGCCTTCTGGGCGCGCTGCGCGCGGATCGGCGTCGGGCGCGGCTCAAGCCCGAGGCGGTGCGCCTTGCCGACCACCGCGTTCTTCGACACGCCGAGCGCGAAGCCGATGCCGGCGGCCGAGTGCGCGAACCTGCCGTCGGCGTTCTTCTGCGTCCACAGCGCCGCCAGCCTGAGCGCCTGCGCCTCGTTCCATTGGTCGTTGTTGCCGTTCATGCCGCTTCCCCCATTCCCCTCATCAGGCGCCGGTAGAGTCCGCGCCCGTGCGTGGTCGGCACGTAGAGATTGATCCGCCAGTCGGCTTCGTTGTCGGGGACCGCGTGCTCGACGAGGCCGCCGGCATGGAGTCGCTTGACCGCGCGCGACACGTTCTGCGCGGTCAGCCTGGCGTTCGCCGCCATGTCGGCCGACCCGAGCGGGCGTCCCGCCTCGACGAGGACGGCCAGCACGCGCAGGTCGCCGGGCGCCAGTTCGGTTCCGTCGATGATCGCGATGATCTGCGACAGCGGACGCATCGCCGTCACGACATCCTGCGCTGCTGGCGCACCTGCATCGCCTCGGACACCGCGCGCAGCCAGAACGGCGCCGGCAGCTCGGCGGCGGCGAGGCCGTCCGACAACGCCAGCAGGACCTCGCTCAGCGGCCCGTCCTCGGGGCACGCCTCGATGTTCGCGCGGTTGGCGTCGAGCCAGCCTTCGAGCATGTCGGGCGGGCAGTCGAGCAGCTCGTCGCGCACCAGGCGCGCCCAGGTCGACCACGACGGTCTGCCGGCGTTCTGCGGCGGTACGACCGCCTCGTGGCGAAAGCCGGAAGCCGTGCCGTCGTCCCGAGTCGGTCCCGGTTCGTCCGACGGATGTTCGCCAACGGTCCCGCGAGCGAGGCGGCGGTCCATGTTGCCTAGTTCGGCCTCCAGCACCCGCCTGATCTCGCCGGGCGCGGTGGTGAGCGCGGTCGCCACGCCGGACAGGCAACGCAGCGCGACGGCGTCGCCGAGCGTGCCGCACCTTTCGCAGGCGTCCTTGAACAGCCGCATCCACTTGCCGCCGTCGCCCGCGTTCTTCGCCAGCGCGCGCTCTACGGTGCCGATCCAGGTGTCGCGCGAATGGATCGGGCGGTAGCCGTCGATGTCCTCGGCCGGAGGTTCGCGACGTTCGCCGCCCGTCGCCGGGCGCTTGGCGGCGTGGCCGTCGTCGTCCTCATTCGCCGTGGCGATGCCCATCGCCGAGCAGAGGAGGCCGCGCTTCATGTAGCTGACCGCCGACTGGTTACCCTGCACGAAGGTCTTGTTGACCGCGCCGCGCGCGCCGGTCGTGTCGCTGTCGGCGTCTGGCCAGCCGATCTCCTCGATGTGGCCGGAGCGGTGGCGGATGCGCGCGGTCATCCTGATCTTCCCTTCCGGCGTGGTCACGGCGGGGAACGACACGGACAGGCCGTGCCTCGTCCAGATCGGCGCGCACGTCTCCCAGATCGTCTCGAAGCGCGCGTAGTTGCTGTTGGTGTGCGGGTTGTGCGCGTCGCGGCCGACGATCGGGAAGTCGGCCTGCGCCGCCGCCATCGCCTCGGCGTGCTCGATCCGCGCGCGCGTGGCGAGCTGCTTCTCGTAGATCGTCCATAGCTTGTCGAGCTTGTCGGCGTCGATCGCCGAGTTGGCCGCCCATTCGGTGATGCGGTCGTCGAGCGACGGCGCGTGGTCGCCGTCGCCGTTCGCCCTGGCGACCGCCTGCGGGATCGTTGCCACCGTCACCGCCTTGCGTGCCGCGCGCCTGGCCGGCGCCTTGTCCTGATGCCCGCTCATGCCTTCTTCCCCTTCGCCTTCATGACGCCTTCACCCGCAGCACCGGCTGCGCGTTCGACAGCGCGGCGCCGTCGACCTCGCGGCCGTCGAGCAGCGCGGCGCGGATCGCCGCCTTGTCCGGCTCGCGCCTCGTCCGCACGTACTCGTCGGCCAGCCGTTCCGCGTCGACGACGACGACGTGGCGCTGGCTCGGCCCGACCGACAGCGAGTAGGTCGGCCGCTCGACCCCGTCGAGGCCGAGTTCTTCCATCATCCGCAGCGCGGCGAAGCGCATGGTCTCGCGGCGGTGCTTGAGGCGCTCCATCCGCGCGTCCAGCCGGACGATGCGGCTTTCGATGGCCTCGACCATCGCCTCGGCGTCGAGCGCGATCTCCATCACCCGGTCGAGCTGCTCGAAGGCGTCGGTCTCGCCCTCGATGCTGTCGAGGTAGAGCCTGCGGTCGTCGGCGGCCATGTCGGGGTCGGCGGCCAGCAACGCCGAGCGCGCCTCCCTCGCCGTGCGCAGCGCCTCGCCGATCTGCCGCGGCGACGGCTGCACCTTGACCATCCTTCGCCTTCCCATCCGTCGTTCCTCCTTTCATCAAACAATGCCTCGGCTGGCATGCAGCGTCAATCCGATAATCAATGCTTCCGTTGACGTTTCCGTTGTTGACCGGCGCGCCGCGCCGCGCGCAATCTCCGCCCATCATCCCCATGCGGAGGCGACAGTGTCCGAGACGGTGCGGTCGAACGTGTCGAACGAGACGATCCAGGAATGGATGCGCGAATACGAGACGCAGAAACGCGTCTGCGACGTCGAGCAGGGCGTGCTGCGCAACATCCGCAAGCGGGCCAAGGCCGACGGCGTCAACCTCGCCGCGCTGACCGCCGTGTCGCGCGCGCGGAAGATGGACCCGCAGGAGGCGGTCGCCGAGCTGCGCGACACGACGCGCTACTACGCCCTGCGCAACATCCCGGTTTCACGTGAAACGCTATTCGACGGCTGGACGCCGCGCGTCACCGAGAAGGCGCGCGAGCTGGACGACGTGTGGGACGCGGAGGACGCCGGCTTCCAGGCCGGGCGCCACGGCACCGACATCGCGGAATGCCCGTACGAGATCGGCTCGATGCTGCACGCCGAGTGGCTGTCGTGGTGGCACAAGGGCCAGGAGAGCCGCTCGAAGGAGCTGGGGCCGGACGCGACGCAGGCGCCGGCCACCCGCCGCCGGCCGCGCCAGACCCGCTTCCCCGGCATGCCCCGCGCGGCCCGTCAGGAGGCGCAGGACGGCCCGGAGGCCGACGGGCGGGCGGACGGCCAGGAGGCCGCCACGGAGGCGCCCAGGAAGGCCCAGGGAGGCCGCCGGAAGGCCGCCCGCGGCACCCGCAGGCCGACGGCCGCCAGGCGGTCCAGGAACGTCCAGGGCGACCGCACGGAGGCGTCCGCCGGGCCGGCCGAGTAGGGGCCGTGTGGATCGACGACCGGCCGCTGCACGGCGTGCTGGCGCTGGACCTGTCTTCGACGGTCGGCTGGGCCATCGGCGACCTCCGGGGCGACAAGGTGCCGAAGACCGGCACGTGGCACCTGCCGCACGTCGGCGGCGAGGGCGCCCGCTATGCCGCCTTCGAGAACGTGCTCGCCGAGCACATGGACCTGTGGCAACCGGAGGCCGTCGTCTGCGAGGCGCCGCTGCCGCTGCCCGCGCTGAACAACTGGCGGAGCGCCTGCCAGCAGTTCGCGCTGCGCGCCTTCGTCGCCGCCGAGTGCTGGCGGTGCAGCGCGGCGTTCTCCGAGGTCGACGTGCACACCGCGCGCGCCGAGGTCATGGGCACGCGGCGGCTCGGCAAGGACGTGGCCAAGCAGGAGGTCTACCGGTTCTGCAAGCGGCGCGGCATCGCGGTCAATTCGCACCACGCCGCCGACGCCGCCGTGGTGTGGCTGTGGCACACGCAACGGGTCGCCGGCGTCATGCCGGTGGCCGGGCCGCTGTGGGCGGCCGAATGAACGGAGGAACACAATGAGCGACGTGGTGGGAAGCGAGGGTTGGCGACCGACGAAGGTGCATCCGCTGGCGGAGCTGTTCCCGCCGCTGTCGGATGATGCGTTCGACGAACTGGTCGACGACATCGCGGAAAACGGCCAATTCCATGCGATCCTCGTGTCGAGCGATGGCACACTGGTCGACGGGCGGATGCGGCTGGCGGCGACCGACAAGGCCGGCGTCGAGCCGGTGTTCGAGGTGCTGCCCGATGACGTCGACATCGAAGCGTTGATCTGGTCGGTCAACGGCAAGCGGCGGCAGACCAACAAGGGCCAGCTCGCGATGATTGCGGCACAGAACCTTTTTGCAAAATTGCAAAACGGATCGGATGCCGAACAGAAGGCGTGCGTTCTTGCTGCGAAGGGTTCCGGAGTAACGGGGGAACGGCTCAGCAGGGCGCTTACCGTCGCCAGGTACACGCCGACCGTCGTGCAAAGTATCATCGATGGCGGGATGAAACTCGAGGCCGCCTACGAGAAGGCGAAGGAGATCAAGGATCGGTCGGAGGTCCGCGATCTTGGCCTTGTCGAACTGCGCAAGCAGGACCGCGACCTGGCGCAGCGCGTCGTCGACCGCGAGATCGGCATCGCGGAGGCTCGCAAGATCATCGAAGACAGGAAGGCCGCAACGCGCGAGGCGCGGGACTCGGCGCTGCTCGGGCTCGCGTCCGTGCTGCGCGGAGCCGACGGCTTCGACCGGTCGGACGCGCTGCTCGCGCTGCCCGCGCAGCTCGCCACGCCGGACGGCTACAGCCACCTGCAGCAGTATTTCCGCGACGGTGTCGAGGAGCTCGCCGAGAGGTATGAACGCGCCAGGGCCGGGTTCGACAAGGTCGGCCAGGTCATCGATCAGATCGTCAACGCAAGGGGAGGCAAGGATGGCAAGAAAGCCAAGCGCACCGCGTAGCGGCACCACGTACGATACGATCCACCTGTTCTGCCTGCGGCAGTACTTCGACTACATCGACGACAAGGACAGGCTCGGCGGCTTCTGCGAGGAAGGCCGCATGCTGGCGCAGTCGAAGGCGAAATTCCGCAAGGGGTTCAAGCCAGACGAGCTGCTGCAGGCTTTGGTCGGCGAATGCTTCGACAATATCTGGCGGGAAGGTCCCGTCGTCCGCCCGCCGCCGGAGGAGGACGACAAGCCAAAGGGCAAGAAGAAGGACGAGGAAACCAAGGCGGTCGCCAAGGCAAAGCAGCCGGACCTGTTCACCGTGGCCGGCGTGGCGTTGCCGCCGTTCGTGACCATCCCCGACGCGAACGTGCCCGGCGGACACCGTCGCGTCGGCAGGCAATATGCCACGCAACGGCATTTGGAACTGTCGCTCTCCGTCTACGAGCTGAACCTGTCCGCCGCGAGCGACGCATACGAAGAACAGGTGAAACTGGTCGCGCACATGGCCGCCATCGCGCTCGACAAGGACAGGCCGCTCTACGACTACCGCGACGCCATGCCGAAGCCGAAGGAGGGCGGACTGGTGAGCCTTCCGTCTCCGGACGACGAATGACCTGCGACACCTGCGCGGCGCCGGCGGTCGTGTTCCTGCCCGGCTCCGCGCCCGTCGTCGAGGTCGGCGTCATGCTGTCGCGCGGCGCGAAGGACCGCCATTGGTGCCTCGCCTGCGCGACCGCGCGGGGCTGGCCCTGGCTCGTCAGCGAGGCGGCGCCGCGACGGCGACGACGCGATGCCGCAGCGTAAGCGCCCGCCGTCGGTCAAGCGCGACGAGGGCCGCGAGCAACGCCGCAGGCTCGCCGAGGTCTGGCACGCGCGGCACGAGGCGGGCGAGTCGTTCGGCCAGATCGCGCGCACCTGCGGCCTGACGATCGACGGCCACCGCGTCGCCGCCGTCGTCCACGAGTTCCATCCGCCGGTGCGCGAACGCAGCAAGGCGTAACGGAGCACGCGCCGCCGATCACGGATCACGGAATTGTTGGAGGCGGTCCGTTGCGAAGGTGCTGTGCATAAGTCGCTCGAAGCCTTCAATGCCGCGGAAAATCCGGCTCCGTACGCTGGATGCGTTTCCGGTTCACAGCCCGGCCAAACGGGTACAGGATGGCGGCTTCGGCGTACGGGGTACAACGAAAGAACGCCGCCGGTGTTTGAGACCGACGGCGCCTTGTAACCTGCGACGACGCGGAGGGATGGTCCGCGACGGAACGCCTGACGTTCCGTACATGGCACGCCCCCGCCCGTCGCGCAACAGCGTGGAGGGTGAAATGTCGGCGACAAATTCAAATGACGACGACGACCACCGGACGGTGACGATCCTCGACGAGGAGGCGCTGGCCTGCCCGCGCTGCCTCGGGCCCTATCTGCACCACACCGAGGTCCTCGTGTTCGACCGCCGCGAGGACGCCGAGCGCACGACGGTCACGTCCGTGCTCGGCGGCCGCATCGCCTCGCATTCGGCCGTCTCCGACGGCTGCGGCAATCCGTCGTCGCGGCGCAACGGCATCGCCGTCGCCTTCTGGTGCGAGACCTGCGACCACGCCGCCGACCCGGACGCGCGCGTCTGGCTGGAGATCGCGCAGCACAAGGGCCTCACGCTCGTCTGCTGGCGCATTCCGGAGGACCGCTCATGAGGCGCCTCCCGACAGCGCAGCGCCTCGTGCGCGAAGCCATCATCCGCCTGTGCGACGGCGGCGACATGGCCGAGGCAACCTACCGCCAGATCGCCCACGCCGCCGACGTGAACAAGGACACCGTGATCGACGCCGTGCACGCATGGGTTGCGGAAGGCGGCCTCTTGGTCCGCCACCACAGACGCCAGCCGAGCGTGTTCGTCCTGAATAGGTCCGGAAATCCGGACACAAATCCGGACAAAAGTTTTGTCCGGAAATCCGGACACAACGACGGTAGCTCCGTGGTTTTGTCCGGAAATCCGGACACAACGCTAGGAGTCTGTACTTCTTTCTTCCTTACCAAAGAGAAGAGTCAGCAAGCCGCGCGCGCGAGCGCGCACGCGAGGACGATGCTTTCCGACGCAGAAAGCAAGCCAAGGGAGCAGGACCCGGACCGCAACCGCTGGGTGCAGAGACTGATCGACGTGGGACACATCGCGGACCGTGCGCATGCGTTCGTCACCGAGGCGCGGAAGCGGAAGGATGCCACCCCGCGGATCATCGGCCTCGCGGTCGCCAAGCTCGCCGCACGCGAGGCGGACGGGATCAACGACCTCGTCAAGTACGGCCTCCGCATCCTCGCCGGCGAGATAGCCTTGGCCGTCGAGCGCAAGCGGAACGAAACGCCCGACGTCGCGGACCTGCCCGACCAATGGGCGACCGCCATCGGGAATACCGACTGGTGAGCGACCTGTTCGCGCTGCTCGCGGACGAGGGCATCCGGCTGCGCAGCCTCGCGGCCGGCCGCACCGAGCACATCAACTGCCACCGCTGCGGCGGCGGCTCGCGCAAGGAGAAGGGATCGCTGTCCGTCACCGTCGACGCCGACGGATCGGGCGCGGTGTGGGAATGCCATCGCGGCACCTGCGGGTGGAAGGGCAACGTCCGCATCCGCGACGGCGCGCCGCGATGGGAGAAGCCGTCGAAACCGCAGCCGCGCAAGCGCGCCGTGTTCGCCGATCGCTCCGGCGAACCGGGCATGCAGCCGGATTGGCTGTTCGACTTCTTCGGCGCCCGCCGCATCAGCGCGCGCACGGTCAGGCATTTCCGCCTTTGGGCGCAGGACCACCACTACCGCGAGCTCGGCGGCGTGCGGCCGTCGGTCGTGTTTCCGTACTTCCACGGCGGACGGTTGGCGACGCTCAAGTTCCGCCCGCACCCGGAAAAGAACCCGCAGTACCAGGAGAACGATGGCGGCGAGCCGGTGCTGTACAACGCCGACTCCATCGATCCGGCAAGGCCGTTGTACTGGGTCGAGGGCGAACCGGATGTCCTCGCCATGCACGAGGCCGGCTATCCGAACGTGGTGTCCCTGCGGGATGGCGCGTCGAAGACGATGGCGCGGGCGGACAGCGCGCGGTTCCTCGCATTGAAGACGCACGAGGACCTGCTTGAAAAGGTGCCGACGCACATCCTGGCGGGCGATGCCGACGAGGCCGGCGCGATGTGGCACGAGGAACTTGCCCGCCGGCTCGGTCGGCATAAGGTTCGCACCGTCACCTGGCCCGACGGCTGCAAGGACGCGAACGATACGCTGATCGCCATCGCCGACCTGCGCGTCGAGCGCACCTTCGCGGAAATCGTCGACGCCAAGGCCGCCGTGCCGTACCCCATCGAGGGCGTGCACAGCGCGCGCAGCGGCGACTTCGCGCGGATGCGCCAAGCGCCGCCGCCGCGCGTGATGACGGCCGGCGTGCGCGCGGTCGACGGCTTGGTGCATTTGCCGGCCGACGGGCGGATGATCGTGCTCACCGGCTACCCGAACGACGGCAAGTCCGCGTTCATGCGGCACCTGATGATGCACGTCTGCCGGAAATACGACCGCCGCTTCCTCGTGTTCGCGGGCGAGGACGAGACATCGCGTTTCGAGCAGGAATGCGCGACGTGGCTGATCGGCAAGCCGTTCTGGCCGCAGCCCGGCTTCGACACCATGACGCAGGAGGACGACGCCAGGGCCGAGGCGTTCCTCGCGAAGCACGTGCGCATCGTCCACGGCGTGCCGGAGACGGAGCGCGTGACGATGGATTGGATGCTCGGCACCGCGGCGATGTGCGTGCTGCGCGACGGCGTCACCGACGTGGTCATCGACCCGATCAACGAGCTTGAGCACCAGCGCGGCACGCGGACCGAGATCGAGTACATCGGCGACATGCTGCGCGAATGCCGCACGTTCTCGCGCCGGCACGGCTGCAACATCTGGCTGATCGCGCATCCGGCGAAGCCGCCGTCCGACAAGCGCAAGAAGAAGGATCGCGAGCCGCCGGAGGGCTACGACGTCGCGGGCGCGGCGCACTGGCTGAACAAGTGCGACCTCGGCCTCACCGTGTTCCAGCGTGACGGCCACGTCGAGCTGCACGTGTGGAAGTCGCGCGTCGTCAAGCTGTGGGGCGCGCCGGGCCGCAAGTGCGTCATCGACTTCGACCAGCACACCGGCCGCTACATCGACGCGATCATCGCGGAGGAAGGCTCGCAGGCCGAGCACGAACAGCAGAGAAGGGGGAACTGATGCCACTGTTCTTCGACGAGGACGACGGGCTGCCGTGGGGTTACGTGACGCCCGACGGGCAATGGCGCCCGCTGCCCAAGACGCCGATGCTGCTCGCCGGCCTGGGCCCGCCGCCGTTCGACGTCGTGCTGCCGTCGGGCGGCGTCCGCCACGTCGTCCACGAGCCGGAGGCGCCGGGCGGCGAGCCGGCGCCGTGAGCGAGCGCAGCATCGTCCTCGACGACCGCGACATCGAACTGCTCACCCGCATCCTCTACCTCGTCGCCGCCGGATGCGACGACGAGCAGGCCGCCATACGCGAGCGCGACCTGCGCCGCCTCGCCCTGTTCTGGCTCAAGGCCGAGGCCGACCGCCTGCGCAACCGCCTCGCGCCGCCCGTCCGCGCGTCCGTGACGGGCGTGACCGCCCTGACCGTGCCGCTGACGCGTCCGGAGCCTCCGCGCCGTCCTGACGCGCCGCAGGACGCGCGCGAGGCGGGCCAATGAGCGGCGCACCGACCTCACGCTGCCGACCCGCGTCGTGAACTTTCCGCTTCCTCGGGTGGGCGGCGCGCGCGGGCCGTGCTAAGGCGGCACCGCCTTCGCCTCTCCGCACGAACGCACTCCTCCTCCATCCGAAAGGACAAACGTCATGGCAGCAGTCGAAGTCACCATCACCGGCATGCTCTACGACAAGCTCGCGCGCACCACGCAGAACGTCGTGCTGATCGGCGAGGCGTCGCTCACCGGCCTCGGCGTCGGCGGCGGACCGATCATCCCGCCGCAGCAGCCACCGAGCGGCGGTGGCCCGCCCGGCACGCCGACCTTCCCGATCTGGGGACCGCCCGGCATCGAACTGCCGCCCGGCCCCGGCTATCCGCCGATCGCAGGGCACCCGCTGCCGGAGCCGCCGACGCCGGAGTTGCCGCCTGACCTGCCGACCCCGGTGCCGCCGAGCACGGTCATCAAGGAGCCGCCGGCCGAGGGAGGCTGGGGCCTCTATTCGGACAGCAACGGCGCGATCTACTGGGGCTTCACCCCGGGCGGCGGCGCCGGCCCGAAGTAGCTCGCAATCGTCATGCCGCGCGTGCTAAGGGCGCGGCGGACGTTTCCTCCCGACTGCGACTCAAATGGGGGCCTGTCTCGTGCAGGCCCCTTTCCGTGCGAACGAGGTTGCGTCGCGGCGCGCCGGACGCCACATTGGGCGCGGATGCGAGCCGTCACGGCGACGGTGTTCCTCTGTTCCCTTGAGAAGGTTCGCGTCCGAACGGAGAGAGGCCCGGCGTGTTTTGCGGACACGTCGGGCCTCTCTCTTTAGGTCGTCGTGAATCGGTCCAATCGGTGCGTCACTCCTTCGCGTCGGCCTCCGCCGCCACCGCGTCTGCCCACGCCTGCGCCTCGTCGCCGCGCTTCGCGACCTCGTTCCACAGGCCGCCGTGGTCCTTCCACCACCGCCCCCTGTCCTCCTCCGTGTCGCAGTTGCCGACCATCCAGACGGCGGCCATCAGCCGCTGCTCGAACGTGAGCGTCATTCGATCCTCCAGATCGCCGAGTACGACAGGTTGGCGAACCGCATGGAGCGGTTCTCGTTCGACCCGACGCGGTTCAGCACCACCTCGTCGTCGAGCCGCCGCGCCTCGCCGAGCCGCCGCGTGTAGGTGCCGCCGCGTCGGCCGGTCAGATAGGTCTTGATCTCGACGACGCGCCACAGCGCGCCGTGGTCGATCCGCCCGAAGCAGCGCAGCACGGTGCCTATCCTCACCTGGCTGCGGTGGAAGAAGACCGGGTCGGTCCCCTGCCATCGCTTCGGCTCCTTCGCCGGCACCGCCGCGTCCTCGGCGGACGCGACGACGCGCAGCACCGGACCGCCTTTGCGCGGCCCGTGTGGTCTGATCGTCATAGGTGTCTCCTCTGTTCCCCCGTGCCGTGTCTGGCCCAGGCGGAAAGGCGCACCGCGCGTTGCGCGGTGGCCCTTCCGTCGCGGGTCAGCCGGATAGCCGGCTCCGCTCGATCGCCTTGTCGAACAGCCGCAGCACCATGAGGTGCCCGGTGGTCGGCCGGTCGTTGAAGTCCGGCGCCGTCGTGCCGCATAGGTCCAGCGCCACCTCACTGAGAAAGTTGATGGCGTCCATCGCGATAGCGTCCCCGGTGCCGCCGTGGCGGATCGCGCCGATGGCGCGGAACCGCTCGCGCGTGCCGTAACGGATCGCGCCGATGGCGCAGTAGCGGAACTGCTCGCGCGTTTTGTCCCACGCCTGCTCGCTGTGCTTCGTCCATCGGTTCTTGTCGGCGATCATCGCCTTGCCAGCGATCAACGCCTTGGTCAGCGCGGTATCCTCTACCGGTGCCTCTACTGGTGTAGCGTCGAATGGCATCTTTCGGTGCTCCTCTGTTTCCTGTCCCAGTCCATCTGGCCCAGGGAGCAAGGGATGGTTGTCATCGCCATCCCCTACCCTCGCGGGTCAGAGCCTCGTCCGGCCCCTCGTCACCACGAAGCCGGCGAGCGACGCCGTCCGCGCCGCCTGCCGCTGTTCGCTCATGGCCTCCTGGCTTATCCGTCGCGCGGCCTCGCGGTACGCGCGCATCTCGCGCGACAGCGGGTCCGGCCTCCTCACGTCGATCCGCCGCAGTTCGGCGAAGATGATGTCGAGCACGCGGTTCTCGTTCAGCATCAGGGCTCCCCAAGGTACTCGAACACGCGCACGACGCGGTCGCGGTCGTCGACCAGCTTCCCGTCGCCGCGTATCCGGTTGACCACGGCGGTGTTCGTCACCCCCGAGTAGAAGGTGACGTAGCCGCCGTTCGCGGCGAGCACCCACATCGTCAGCAGCACGCCCGGCGAGCCGGGCGGATGCACGACGACGATGGACCTCGGCCGCAGCTCGTCCGGGCGCAGCTCGCGCCCGACGTCAGTTGTCACGGGCGATCTCCGTGATCCCCGTGCCCGGCATCGCCCTCAGCAGCAGCTCCGCCATCGCCACCTCCATCGGCCGCGGCGCGCGCTCCGGCAGCAGGTCGGCCCATCGGCTCCGCCAGCTCTCGATCGCGTCGGCGTCCGGCAGCGGCCCGGCCGTCGTGCCGGACGGCTTGCCGTCGGCGCCGCGCTCGATGACGCGCATGAGCGCGAAGGAGCGGACCTCGCCGCGCTCCCGCCACGAGGTCTCCGCGATGATGACCTCCTCGCGGTCCTCGCGCTCGGACGGCGCGAGCGAGGTCGCGCGCTCCTCGAACTCCGCCTCGCTCTCGCCGATCCTGCGCCGCATCGCCGCCGACCATGCCTCGGCCACGAACGACAGGGCCTCGGCGTTCTTGGCGATGCAGAACAGCTTGATGACCCGCGCGACGGCGAGCTTGTCGTCGGCGTCGCGCCACCCGGTCAGCACGGCGTACGACGCCTTCGCCGAGTGGATGACGAACATCGGCAGCACGCGGCCGGTCTCGACCAGCATCGCGTCGGCGAACGCCATGTCGTGCTCGGTCTGCGCGCGCCAACGGCCCTTGCCGGCGGACGCGCGGCGCGCCTTTGGCATGTCTTTTCTGTCCATGTTTTCGGTGTTCCTCTGTTCCCGGATCAGTCCATCTGGCCCAGGCCGGAAGGCGTCGCGCCTCGCGGCGCGCGCCCTCCGGTCGCGGGTCAGTTCTGCGGCGGCCGGTCCCTCCGTCGCGGGATGCCGGTCCTCATCGCCTCGGCGGCCTCGCGCAGGATGTTCGCGACCTCGTCCTTGTCGGGGACGTTGGTGACGGCCACGCCGTGCTCGCCGCCGAGTTCCCCTTCCGGGTCGACGGCGACCAGCACGTACTGCGTGTTCTCGTCGAGCAGGTTGGTCAGCAGGTTGCCGAGGATCGTCGACACGCTCAGCATCCGCCTTCCTCCGCGAAGTCGTCGTCCAACGCCTCGCGCACCGGGTCGCCGTCGACCGCGACGCGGTCGGCCGCCCTGCCGCCTTCGTTGATGAGGTCGAGCCGCGCCAGCGCGTCGGCGTCGCCGCCGGCGCGGAAGTGCCTGAGCGCGTCCGTCATCGTCATCCACATCGACCAGTACCCGGTGCGCGCCACCGCCACCATCCACCCGTCGTCGTGGTGCACGCCGACGAAGCGCGCGCCCTCGTGGTTCACCCCGGCGTCGATGACGCCGATGGCGCCGCCGAAGAAGGCGAGTTCCATGTGGTCCGGCCCGGCGAGGATCGCCCCGCGCATGTCGGCGTCGGAGAAGTTCGTCAGCCGCAGGTCGGTGTGCGACAGGTCGGCCCCGCGCAGATCGGCCGCGTGCAGATCGGTCTCGGCCAGCCCGCAGTTCGCCAGCTTCGCCCCGCGCATGCGGCAGTAGCCGAGCTGCGCGCCGGAGAGGTCGTGCCCCTCCGCGTCGCAGCCCGCGAGGTCCCCGCCGTCCAGCGCGACGGCGAGCAGTTCGCTTCGGTTCATTCAGGTGTCCCTCTGTTCTCCCATGCCAGGAGCGGCACAGGCGGAAACCGCCACCCGTTCGCGCGGGCGCGGCTTCCGTCAACGTCGCTCAGTAAAGCCAGATGGTCGCGATCAGCGCGATGACGAGCGCGCCGACCAGGACCTCCAGCAGAAGCACGATCATCATGGCCGCACCTCGCGCGGCGGCGACCGAGGCGATCGCTCTCGGGTTCCATATGCACCCGGAAGCGCAGTCCCAGCCGTAGTCATCAATCTCACCATCGCAGATAGCAGTCGAAGGTGAGCATCAGAGGTCTCATGGGCCGCTTGTGGCTGCGGTGTCGGGCTGCTCTCCAGCCCCGCCACGCGCGCCACAAATTGTTGGCCTGCCAGCCGATCACCATGATCCACAGCACCAGCACGAGCCTCATGGCTTCACCTCGTAGTGCGACCGCGACCGCAGGAAGTTCCCGCGCGTCGCCTCGTCGACGTTGACCAGCGTGTCGGCGATCCACGACCGCTTGCCGCTCTCGTACGTCCGGACGTGGCCGCGACGCACGTGCGGCACCGGCGAGGCGTGGTGCCCGCCGTGGTCGACGCGCTCGCGGGCCGTGCCCCGCATCGTCACCGCCGTCACGTACGGCAGCGAGTCGATGCGCTCGTGCGGCGGGATCGGCGGCTTGCCGCTCCGCGCCCGGGCCTTCTGCAGCTTCGCGTCGGCGTGGATGGTTTCGCGTCCGACGTTCCGCGTGTTGAGTATCAGCAGCGCAGCCCACACCGGGTCGCCGCAGTTCGACGCGGCGGCGGCCTCGGGCGTCGTGCCGAGGTTCAGCTCCGGCGGCAGCCCGTCGAAGAAGCGCATCTGGAACGGCACCACGCTCGCGTGGTAGCCGTCGCCGTCGGAGCGGCGGAATTGCGCCCGGTCGCCGACGACCAGCGTCCGGATGCCCGTCCCGTCGACCGCGAACGGCTGGAACTCGCACACCTCGACGACGCCCTCGGAACGCTCGCCGACGAGATAGACCGCCGTGCCGCCCTCCCACGTGTGGTAGAGCACCCACGGCTCGGCGAACGGCATGCCGAGGGCGTGTTGGTCCCACAGCTTGCCGCCGCGCTTGGCGCCTTCCTTGATGACCTCGTTCGGCAGGTGCCCGAAGTCGAACAGCCTGCCGCACAGCGCCGCCTCGCGGGCGGAGTGCGATATGGCCTCGACCTCCAACTGCGTGCACGTCATGGCGCGCACCGCCTCGGGCAGACCCCGGCCGATGTACGGCGAGAAGTCGTGCGACGAGATCATCCATTCGAGGATGCAGTCGCGCACCCGGCCGACCGACGCGTCCCATTTGGCGAGCCGCGTCAGGTCCAGCTCAAGCTGCCCGTTCCGGTTGACCGAAACGGGCGGTTGCTTCGTTGTCATTGTTCGGTGTTCCTCTGTTTTCCCCTGGGTTCTGGCCCAGGCGGAAAGGCGACGCACCGGAGTGCGCGGCCCTTCCGTCGCGGGTCAGGTGCGAGGCGGCTTGACGAGGCAGCGGACCATCGGGCCGCGCTGCACGCCGTTGCGCCAGAAGTCGCGCTGCACGCAGACGATGTAGTCGCCGGTCGGGTTGTCGGCGCGGTCGAGTACCGCGTCGTCCGGCACGGCGACCCATTCGCCGTCGTACAGCACCCAATAGCGTTCGCCGTCGGCGCGCACCGGGAGGTTCCGGCAGTCCGCGACGCCGCAGCACTCGCCGCCCGTGTCCGGCACGGTCAGCGAGTGGAACCACGGCGCCAGCGCGCCGTCCGCCTCGGGCGGAGCGGCGGCCAGCAGGAGCAGCGCGAGAAGCATCACCACCAGCTCGTGTAGAGCACGGTCAGCCCGTCGGCGATGGCCTCCCTCGCCTTCCCGATGCAGGCGAGGTCGCCCGCCGCCTCGGTGCCGTCGCTCTCGCCGAAGAAGAAGCCGGCGGTCTCGGGCAACGCGTCGCCCTCGACCGCCTTCTCCAATTCGTCGAGGTCCCGCCCGGTCAGCCGCAGGTACACGCTGTTGAAGTCGTCGGCCTTGCCGCCCTTCGCGCGGTACAGCCGCTCCATCCAGCCGTGCAGGTTCGGGTGCTTCCGCCAATAGTGCAGCTCCTGCGTCGAGCCGCGCGGCAGGTCGAAGTCGACCTCCGCGTCCGGCACGATCCGCGTCGTCCGCATCCACATGTCCAAGCCCATCGTTCGGTGTCCTCTGTTCCCTGGTCAGTCCATTCTGGCCCAGGGAGAAGCGGCGCGTCGCGCGCCGCTTCCCTCGCGGGTCAGTCCTTCGTTGCCTCCATCCCTTGCTTGCGCCGCATCATGCGGACGATCTGCCGCACGCGCTCGGGGCCGATGCCGAAGTTCTTGCCGACCTCCCGCAGCGTCCGGCCGCCCTTCGCGTAATCGGCGGCGATCCTCTTGTTGCGCTCCATCGTCGCGAGCGCGTTCGGATGCGGCGCCATCGTCACCCCCCTATCGCGTTCTTCTCCGCCGCGCAGACGACCAGCCACAGCATGTGGCCGAGGTGCCGCTCGCGGTCGGTGCCGCTGTGCAGGACGTCGGCGATCTGCCGCATCTTCTCCAAGTCCTCCGACTCGATGGCGTAGCCGATCACCGGGCGGGGCATGTCCCGCGCGATGTCGCCGTACGTCGTCAACACCTCGGGTTTGCCCTTCGGCTCGAAGCCGTCGCCCACCATCATCACCGTCACCGCCGGCTCGCCGGCGTGCGTCGCCGCCCAGGCGTCGAAGAAGGCGCGGTCGCGGAACGCCACCAGCCCGCGCAGCTCGTCGAGCGCGATGGCCGGCGGGTCGTTGTGGTATCCGTGCGGCCCGTCGTCCTCGACCTCGGGGCCGACCACCATGCCGTTGCCGGCCATCGGCTGCCCGTCGCGGCGCGGGGCGAACAGGAAGAAGTGCTCCTGCGCCTTGAGCAGCCCCTCGTCGTCGACGAACAGCACGTCGCCGCTGTCCCACGTCCAGGCGGTCGTCAGCCAACCGCCGACGAGCTTCTGCAGCTCGCCGGTCTCGAACTCGACCTCCCGCACCTCGCGATTGGCCGCGTCGATCAGATAGCCATGGTTAGCCATTGAGTGCCTCCTGCCGGATGCGTGCCCGGCGATTGCGTTGATATGCTGCGCCCACACCGTTCGCCGCCCACTTGCGGAAGGCTTTGCGGTTCTGCTCCATGGCCCTTTCCGGATTGCGGAGACGCCACAACTTGTGCGGTTGCACGTACGACGGATCGGCCTCGTGCAACTCGTCATGGAACTTCCGACGCTCCTTCGCCCGCGCGAGAACCTTCTCTCGATGCCTCCAATAGTACGCGATGGAGTTGCGCCTTGCGGTCTCGGGATGCGCCTTCAGCCAGGCGTTTTGACGCGCCCGCTTTCGTGCAATATCCATAGGTTTGTCCTCTGAATTGGCCGGCGTTCATACCGCCGACCCCTGAGTGTCTGGCCCAGGGAGAAGCGCCGACGGCGTCGGCGCTTCCCTCGCGGGTCAGTTGATCCTTCGGCCGCCCACGCGGCCCCTCGCCGCGTCGAGCAGCATCCTCATCGCGTCGGTGACCTCCTCCAGCGAGGAGACCATCGTCGCCATGTCGTCGTCGTCGTTCTCGTCGGCCGCCGCGGCGATCAGGACCAGCGCGGCGCAGCCGTGGACGATCATGTCCACGGCGATCTGCGCCTGCTCCTTGCGTTCCGGGGTCATCTCA